GCTAACTGATTAGCATATTTCGTGTTGTCGGTTATGTTCTGCGCGCCAGCAGTTGAAATTTGATTTTGTAATGCACCAATAGCATTTTGATTGTTCTGATTAGTACCTAAATACTGATTGAACATATCTTTATATGCCGGTGTGATTACATTCCCTAGTGCCGCATTACCCATGCCTTGCAACGTATTGGCGCTTTGGTTAGTTCCGTTTATCCAACCAATTTGCCCTTTTAGCAATTCTTTTTCTTCGGCGCTGGCCGTAGGTAGTTTTGCATCAATGCTACTTACCTTTGATTTTTTACCGCCACCGCCAAATAATTGCAAGTCAAATATAAACATGCTTTCCCTTTCTACAAAGTCGCTTCAAGGTGTTTTCGTACCGTTTTCAGCACTTTGTAATCAAAACCGTTATAGGAATAGTCCATATTTGGAACGCGTTCCATGTTCCATTTTTTTATAAATCCTTTTGTACTTCGATGTGTTGCCGTAACAATTACATCAAGATCATTCAACTTCATTATTTCAACAATGTATTTCCCGATTACTTTCATATCCCCGTATGTTTGCCAGATTGTAAAATATCTTACGCCTTCATATTCATTGATAGTCCAGAATAAGAAACCAGCATTAGGGAAGTATTTGAAATAATAGTTGTATTTGTCTTTGTAGTTATTATTTTCATCGAAATAGTACCCGCTAAGGTCTACACGTTCGCCCGTTCTACGTTCATAGTCCTTTATCATATTTTCAAGGCTATTCAATTTCATTATGATACCCGCTTCCACATGTAAACTGATAAATAAGGTTGCATAATACTATGCGCTTGTCCATCACCTTCGCTATTGATGATGTGTGTATGATTTTCGCTGGCATCTATTTTGATGTTGTGAGTATGCTCGCCGCCGCTTTTAATATTTAGTGTTTCAGCAGTTTTGATTATAGTTCTAGGACCTTCTTTTCCTTCAAAAAACTTTCTACGCTGAAAATCACTTCCATAATCATTAATTTCACATGTATGAGTATGTTCTCCAGCGGTTTCTGCAACACCTGTATGAGTATGTGCGCCACCATCACCAGTAGTCCCACCATGTTTATGGCTAGGCATTTCTTGCACTGTTAATGTATGTGTTTCAGCACCGCCAGTACTACCAGCTCTATATTTATCGCCTTGTGATAACAGTACCCTACCCTGTTCGATATATTCCCATGTACCAAACCCAAACAAATCATGCGGGTTAGTTTCTACTGTACTGCAATATATCGCACCTACTGGATAGGCTTTTGATAATACGCTATCAATCTTTGGTTTTAGATCTTCAATATCTTTTTTTACCGCCGCAAATAAATCATTGATACTCTTTGCCAGATGCTTACTTTCGATTTGCTCATCGGCAATATTAGCACCTTTTATTTCTTTATCCCCGATTTTCTCGCTAGTGATAGATTTATCAGCCATTACATCGCCGCTAAACCCTGGGCGGTAGTACTTAATGCTTTTAACCGATGTGCTATCTGTTACTACAATAGCGACTACAATGCGAAGCACTGACTTCCATTGTACGCCGCTATATAGGTACATCTTATCGGCTACCGTGTTATAGTGCATTTTATCCATTTCAGCCTTCGGCGCACTTGCTTGGCGCACTGGTTCAATAGTAGTACTGCCATAACTTAACGCGCCCGATGCGGAACGTTCGATATATAAATACGATGTAGATCGTGCTGGTAAATTCCATGCACTCGTTTTATTTGTAATCGTACTTACATAGTCTACACTTCCGTTGTCATCGTACCCGTCGGCGAATGATAATAATACAGGTGTTTGACTGCCGTCAATCATTACACTTAGGTTATCACCAATCAAAAACGCCCATTCACTATTACCAACCTTACCATTTAGCACCCTATTCCGTAGCACGCCACCGCCTGTATTACCGCCACCGCTAGCCTTTAATTCTACGGCTTTGGCGACTTCTAATATTTCAGCCCGGTTTTTCTGAATGCTATCCTGCACCGTATCCCCTTGGGGTGTAATATCCAAAGGGTGTTTTTCTTTATATGCCATTTTATACTTCCTCGTATGTATAATCTAACTGCCTTAGGGATATAGCCCCTTTTTGAACATGTATTTTAAACTGCACATTACGATTAGCACCGCCACCAATCTTATACGCTTTGGTGTATTCGTTAGTGTTCATCTTGCTTTTAGCATTTATAGTTTTCATCGTTGCATAATATGTCTTAGTAGCCTTACTAGCAAAATTAATAGGCTTAGCCTTCTTATTGGAAATGCCAATTGTGCCATATCCATTAATAATATTATGTGTTACGAAATTGTAGTTCATAATCAATATGAATTGACGTGTAGCCAATCGGTTGCCACTAATAATAGAGGTTTCAATTTGTACGCCGTCATCTGTATCTATGCTTTCATCAAGAATGCCAATCTTATTGCCATAGGCTACATATACATCTTTATCAACGCTTACAACGGAATTGATGCTATACGTGAATTTCCTAGATGTGAATACACCGCGACCGTCATTGTATCGGGGCAAGTAATGATAGATGAATAAGCTATCCCCATTGTAGGGCTTTATCCACAATTGCTTACGGCTAGGTACATGCCACATTTCACAATCTTTAGTGATGTATTTAAGCAAGTAGGAATTGATATTAAGCCCAGTTTCAAAAGGTTGTATTTCTGCATACGTATTAGTAGGCATGAATGACATAAACCCTTGTTCGCCTAGATAATATGATCTATCGTCGATATTACAAGTTGAACCGCTACAATACCCCGTAGATGATAGCTGGTAAACAGTTAAGTTGTTTTCGTCCGGTGTCCCCACTACTTGATACACGCGCCCGTATTCCTTATATACGATAATTGCACGCGTTAGGAAATCAACGGCGATAATGCTGCCCTGGTCTTTATACCCGACGTCTAACCACTGCGCACTAGATGCATCATTCCCATTGTGGGCCCATGATTGATAATCACCTACCGCCGACCAATTCAACCGATGCGAATAAATCGATGAAAGTAACACACGTCCGGAATGACTGGATACCATTTCACATGTAGGGCTTTCTACTGTAATGAGTTGCCCTGCTCCCGTAATCGCCTGTAGCTTTCCGCCACTAGCAATCAGAATATCACCACCGAATGCATGATACATAGGCTTTTGCACACCACTTAATACTCCTAATAGTTTGTGAGTGCTGAAATCTGTTTCATATAAATTCTTATTCGATGAAAAATACCAACGCTTCCGATACACATCGTAATACAACGTTTCAATAGGCAAGCCGAAATCATACAGTACTCTAACCCCTGGTACTGTACGTAATGCATTATCCGTTCTATCGAATTCGCATTGCCTAGCTTGCGTTAAGGCTTGCATATCAATATTTTCGGGCGGGTTCGACCAATCAAGGCCCAACCGGAAACCGTTTGTTGTTGCTACCTGTTTTACGCCCATTATGTAATACCCCTTGCAACTTTAATTTGTTCCGTGATGTAGTCAATAAAGGTCTTATCATAGGCAGCATAATCAGTCATAAGGGATTTTTTCTTCACCATAAAAGATATAAGCTGCACTAGATATTGATGAAAGAATTCTGAAAACGGTATCTGATCGTCCAATTCGTCAACATGATTTTTACGTACGCTATAAAATACACCTTTTACTATTTCCCCGTCATACGTTTCAAACGTTCCGTTAATGATGCGGATAGGATAGCCACTCTTTGGAACGAACCCCATAAAGTCTGACGGTACGGCTTTTAAGTTCGGTATATCCGTATTCTTAACTACTTCGCTGTCTTTAATACTAACCAATATAGTAGCTAGCCAATCAATAGCTACGTTAATGTACTGGATATATTCTAATTGTTCATCTAGTATTTCGTTACTTTCAACATTAACTAGAGTAATCAGTTCTTTTACAACCATAATCCCAATACCCTTCCGCTATAATGCAATCATTTTCACCTAGTGCGCTGTTAATCGCTTGTAGTGCGTTTACCATATTGGCAGTAATGCCGGTTATATCCATATTCATTACGCGGTACACGATATAGTCAACTAACAACGTTTCAAGTTCTGCCGGTAGTCCGCTTTCATCATCTAGCGTTTTATATCCAGCCGTCTTTATATAATCAACGGTGATTTTCTGCTCATGATCTGCATCAAATACCACCGTTTGTAAATTCAATACATGATACCCTTGCACTTCCGCATCATCTGCTTGTACCTTTAACACACCGATACATTGAAACGGTAGTACAATTCGCCCCGTTCCGTTATCTTCATGTGTGGCAGTTGCAAGGCTAGGGCAATATTGGCTAATTAAAGCGTTCAATAGGTGATTACCTTCGTTGTAATACTCCAATAGCTGGTATGGTGTATACGTTTCTTGCGATGTATCGCCTATTTGCATGAACGCCCTATTTACTATTTGTTTTACGTTCATATTCACCCCATATAAGAATAAAGGCGGGTATCACCCCGCCTATACCTATAAATTAGCGTTCAACAACGCCGCCAGTCATTACTTGAATTACGCCGTAGTCTTTGCTATTGAATTTAGTTTTTTCAACTGCACCATAGAACGCAATACCGTTACCAGCAATGTTGCCGTAATCGTCTGTTTGTTCAATGTGTTTCGCTGGTCTAGCTACTGCGAAACATGCGGCTTGTTTGCCCAACAATAAGTTATGGCATACATTCGCACTAGATGCGCCTGTAGTATCAGATAATACGCGTTCGTATTCGTAAAGAATTACGCCGTCATATTCGCCTAATGCACCTGTGAAAATAGGGTTTTTAGAACCGCGAACATTTGCGTTTTGTTGCGCTTTAAGCCACTTATCATCATCTTTCAAGTCTTTTGCTGCCCAAGGAGAAACCAACATAATATACTTGTCCATGCCGTCAACCTTAATCGGCTGCACTTTAGGGCCGTGCATCATTGCTTTACGTTTCGCACGAGAAATAATAGTTGTAGTCAATTTATCATTTGCCGTAATGCTTGCTTGCGAGTTAGCTGCGCTTGCATATAATACTTCGGTGCTAGTAGGACTTGCAGAAAGTTTAGAGATTAATTTATCGTCTAACCAGTCCGATAACCATTGTTTTAACGCGCTTTTGATTTCTTTCAACATATCATATTGTGTTTTTTGGTCGTCCGCTTCATAG